CGGGCCGGTGCGGGCCGAATCCATTGCGGTTACCGAGATTACCCGGGCCTATAGCCAGGCCGAGAATCTGAGCCAGCAGATGTTGAGGGATATGGGGTTGGAGACGGTGCGGATCTGGAACACGGCGCACGACGAGATTGTGTGTCCGATCTGCTGGCCACTGAATCAGACCAAAGAGGACGAGTGGGGGACCGAGTACTCAGATGGGCCACCGGCGCATCCCAGGTGCAGGTGTTTTACTTCGATCAGGATTGTGAGGAAGTGACATGCCGATCACGGTAAAGATTGAGGGGATGGAAAGGCTGAAGAAGATCTTCGGCCGGGATTGGAAAGGGGTATTTCAGGCCGGCTGTCTGGCGGCGGGCAAGGAGATCGCGGCGAAGCTTGAGGTCTATCCGCCGCAGCGGCGCGGGGAGTCGATGGAGTTTGTATCCGACCGGCAGCGGCGCGGATTCTTCGCGAAGCTGAGGGCGGGCGAAATCGAGGTGCCATATCGCCGGACGGGGACGTTGGGGCGGAAGTGGATGACCCGGGCGCTCGGGCCTGGCCGGGTGGGGGCGGTGGTGGGCAACCCGACCCCATACGGGCCGTTCGTGCAGTCGGAGGAACGGCAGGCGCCGATCCACCGGGGGACCGGCTGGCCGACGGACGTGCAGGTGGTCGAGCAGGCAAAGAGTGAGGGACTGATCGAGAAGGCGATGCAGGCGGCGGTTGAAGGGGCGCTAAAGAAGTAGGTATTAGGGATTGGGGATTGGAGATTAGAGTGCTTTCGCCGGGAAGCGGAGCCGGTTGAAGATCAATTGAGGCGGGCCGGGTGACCGGGCCGGTTGAGAAAAGATGCCATACCCTAACGAACATGCCTGTCGACTTCATGATCCTGAGAGTTATCAGGAGGATTCGTTTCGCCGCATCAAGCGTGGGAATCTGGTACTGATCATCGCCAAACGAAAGGGCCAGGACCAGACTGAGGCGCAGGCATACCGCTATCCAAAGGATGATTGGACGGAAGAGGCGGCACGGGCGCATTGCCGGGAATCCGACGGGCATTTCGAGCCTGCCACGCAGGAGGACAAGACAATGAATCTCGATGCGATAGAAGTAGACGGGAAGATGGTGCCACCGGACACACCGGTGGAAGCGTACAAGGCCGAGTCGGAACGCGAGAAGCTGCACCAGGCACAAAAGGAGCGTGCCGGGAAGTATGACATCGCTCCCAAAGCGGGCGGCAACCTGACCCCGCCCAAAGGCTTCCCGGAGAGCGAAGAAGACTACGGCGACCCGGTGAACTATCGCTATCCGGTAGACGATGAGCATGTCCGGGCGGCGCTGGGCTACTTCAACCGGGAAGGTCAGCGGGAAGATGGTGGGTACAGTTCGGCAGAGTGGGCCATCATCGGCGAACGCATCGCCAAACGGTGCAGTAGCTATTTTGAAATGAGCTACATTTACCGCGCCGGTAAGGTGGCGAAGAAGGAGGAAGACAAGTCGGTCAGCCTGGACGAGTTGACGCGACTGATACGTGATGCCTTTTATGCTCAATTCGTTACTCCTCTCCCGCCGGGGGCAGAACGTGAACACCTCTGGGTGAAAGAAGTCTTCGACGACCAGGTGATCGTGGAGACTTCCCAGGGCCTGTTCACTTACTCGTACGCCATCGGCGCCGACGGTAAAATCAGTTGGGGTGAGCCGGTCAGGGTGAAGGTCGTTTACCAGCCGGTCAAGACTCTGCACGGCCACGCGGTGAAGGCGCTGGGGAACGGGCGGATCGGGGGATACGGGATCATCTACGGCTCGGCCCGGCTGGCAGATTTGTCGCCTTACAAGGACTTTTTCACACCGGAGACGGATTTCTGGCTGGACAAGATCGGGCCGAAGCGGCCGATGCTGTACCAGCATACCCTGGATGCGACGCTGGAGAATTGTCCGGTGGTGGGCATCTGGGATAAAGCGGTGCAGGACGAGGTAGGGGTGTGGCTGGAGGGACAACTGGAGATGGCGCATCAGTATCGCAGCGCCATCGAGGAGATGATCGAGAAGGGGTTGCTGCCGCTGTCCACGGACAGTGCATCGCACCTGGTGCGGCGCGAGCAGCAGCCAAACGGGACGAATAAGGTGACCCGCTGGCCAATCCTGGCGGCTTCGTTGACGCCGACGCCGGCGGAACCCCGGCTTGTGCCGGTAGAGCACCTGAAATCAGCGTACAAGGCCATCGGCCTGGAGATCCCGGAGCCGGCAGGCGGAGCAGACGCGGGGGCGTCTGGCCTGGAGGCGATGCGGATGCAGGCCGAGGTTGAGTGGTTGTTGTCAATAATCAGTAGTCAGTAGACAGTAGTCAGTAGTCAGTACAAGAAGTCTGACTATTGAAGTGGAGGTTGACGAGATGGATTACAAGGAGTTGTTGGCGCAGGCCAAAGCTAAGGCCGAAGAGGCCAAGGCGCTGCTGGCCGGCGTCAGTCCAGACATGACGAAAGCCAACGGGCTGATCCAGGAAGTGCAGCGACTGCGCGAGCAGGCCGAGGCGCTGAAGGCGGCGACGACGATCCTGGACCAGATCGGCGCGCCGGTACTGCCGGCCCCGTTGCCGGCGGGGAATGAGCCGGGCGGGACGGGCAAGGACCCGAACGCGGCGATCAAGGCGCTGGCCACGCTGCGCTTCGGCGAGCCGGAGGCGGCGGTCGGGCAGATCCTGCGAGAGCTGCACGGCGTCGACTACGAGACGAAGCGCTGGAAGCAGTGGATGACGTTCAACCGCTGGCTGCGAGATTACACCAGCCCGGCCATCCCGGCCGAGGGGCGCGAGTTCCTGTGGACGCCGAAGACCATCAAGCTGGCCCTCCAGGAGGGTCAGGACGTGACGGCGATGAAGGCAGTCATGGTCGAGGCAGCGGAGACTCTGGGCGGCTACGTCGTGCCCGAGGACTACCGGGCGCAGATCATCGAGCGGATGATGGGGCTGGTGGCGGTGCGGGCCAGGGCAACGGTGGTAACCACCAGCCGGGATGCGGTCGAGTTCCCGGTGACCACCGGCGGCACTTCGCAGTACACCGGCGCGGTGCGGGTGACGTGGGTGGACGAGACGCCGACGGCCGGCACGGCCGCGACCAACCTGACCTTTGGGTTGAAGCGGCTGCCGGTACACACCGTCATGGCCGAGACCTTCTTGAGCCGCAACCTGATCGAGGATGCAGCGTTTAACCTGGCCGACTACCTGGCGCGCAAGTTCGCCGAGGCGGCGGCCATCGACGAGGATAACCGGTTCCTGACCGGCGATGGCAACGGCAAGCCACAGGGGATCCTGCCGGATAGCGCGAACGGGCTGAGCCTGACCGAGGTGATCACCGGCGATGCCGACGAGCTCACCTACGACGGGATCATCAGCCTGACTTACGGCATCGATACCCAGTACCTGACCATGCCGAGCTGTGCCTTCATCGGCGAGAAGGCGACCGTCAAGGCGATCGCCCTGTTGAAGGACAACGAGGATCGCTACCTGTGGGATCGGGTCGAGCGGCAGGCGGGCAAGCTGGAGGGCTATCCCGTCCTGCAGCAAGAGGCGATGCCGACCATCGCCGCCAACGCCTATCCGCTGATCTTCGGCGACCTGTCGGGTTACTGGATCGTGGACCGGGTGGGAATGAGCGTGGAACGCTACCTGGATTCCAGCACGGCGCGGATCAATCAGGTGTGCTATGTGATGCGCCGGCGGCTGGGTGGCCAGGTGACCGAGACCTGGCGGTTTGCGGTGCAGAAGGTCAGCCTCACTTAGACAGAGTAAGATCGGCCACGAATTTCACGAATGACACGAAGGAAGAAGCTGAATTCGTTCAATTCGTGGCGGGGATGAGAGGGTATGCCAATGAGAATCAGACGGTTCTATAACCAGTACAAGGTCGTCAACGGGCGGGCCAGCGGGCCGGAGGATGCGCTGACCACCAACCTGTACACCCCGGCCAGCGGCTCGTTCGTGGACGTAAGCGGTTACGAGTTCGTGAACATCGTGGTGCACCTGGGGGCAGTGGCGGATGACTTCATCATCACGCCTTACTGCTCGGATGCGGCCAACGGCACGGCGGACGTGATCGACGCGACGAACTTCGCGCACACGATTGCCAACGCGACCGACGACGACAAGTTCGTGCTATTCTGCATCGAGGTGGCGGCACTGCCGACGGATCATCACTTCCTGACGGTGAAGCACACCAGCATCAGCGGCACGAACTATGCCGACGTGGTCTACTTCCTGGGCGGGGCACGTGACGAGCCGGTGACCCAGGGGTCAGACGTTCCGTCGGATCACACCTACTTCTACGGTGGATGAGTAACAGTAGTCAGTAGTCAGATTTCAGTAGTCAGACAGACTGAGATCGACCGATTGGCCATGACCAACCGATTGATTACAGTCAATCTGACTACTGACTACTGATTACTGACTACTGACGACTGATTGGAGGCAGGCACGATGAAGGTACGAATGCTCCACGCCGGGGCTTACAGCGACTTTAGTGCGCGGCCGAAGGTTGGGGCGAAGCGATTCCAGGCCGGGGACGAGGTGGAGTTCCCGGAGGAGTATGCACGGGGATTGATCGAGGTCGGGTTGGCAGAGGAGGCAAAGAAGCCAGAGGGGCCAGAGGGGCCAGAGGGGCCAGAGGGGCCAGAGGTAAGGCCAAAGGCGGGGCGGGGGCGCCGGCCCCTGACTGTCTAAGTTGTATGTCCAGACATAGTAGGGCCAGTTGCGCCCCCCCCAGGCATGGGTCAGATCGCCGTTTTTTGGCCCAGATATGGGTGCAGAGTTAACCTACAAGCTGTTCTGCATACAAAAAAGACAGTCAGGGGGCGCCGGCACAAAGGATAGCAAACAATGGGAATCAGCATTCCACCCGTCGTAGTCAAAACGCTCTACTCTGGTACGGTAACAACGGATACTTACTCGGATGCCGTGTCGGTCGTCCCGGCGACCGAGGCTTCCATCGTGGTGGTGGTTGGCACGGTCACGGGGACCTCGCCGACTCTGGCTCCGGTCATCCAGATCAGCCACGACGGGACGAACTGGGCTTCGCG